ATACCATACTGCGCCAGATTGGCGTTAGTCTTGAAATCCCTTTTGAAGTCTTACTTGGACATTTTCAATCGAGCTATTCCGCATCAAAAGCAGCAATTTTAGCAGCTTGGCAAGTATTCAATGCAAGGCGTAAATGGTTAGTTGACCATTTTTGTCAACCAGTTTATGAAGAGTGGTTAACAGAAGCTGTACTTAAAGGTCGAGTAAATTTACCTGGCTTTTTAAATGACCCTGCAATTAAGGCGGCATGGTGTCGTGCTGATTTTTATGGTCCGGCAATGCCGCAAATTGATCCAGGTAAAGAAGTTGCAGCTGCAAAAGAACGCGTTGACAACGGCTTTAGTACGATGGCTTATGAAACGATGCAGTTAACTGGTATGAATTATGATGAAATCTGCAATGTTCGCAAGCGTGAAGAAAACCAGCGCGATAAATTTAGACGCAGCACTAAGCCTATCTATAAAGGGGCTGAGAGTAATAAAGGAGCAAAGAGTAATGGAACTAAAAATTAATGCACTTACTGATGGCAATGCCGAAATACTTCTCTATGGCGATATCGGTAATAGTTGGTATGATGATGTGAACCCTCTGGATTTTGCTAATCAACTCAAGGAGTGTAAAGCCGACTTATTGACTATTAGAATTAATTCAAATGGTGGTAGTTTACTTGCCGGTAATACCATATACAACCAAATTAAAAGCTATACTGGCAAGATTAAAGCGGTGGTTGATGGTATTGCTGCAAGCGCCGCGAGTGTTGTTGCAATGTCCTGTGACTTGTGGATGCATAAAAACAGTATGTTAATGATACATAATGCCAGAACTGCAGTAGCTGGAGATAGCAACCAATTTCAGAAAATTACCGAAGTTTTAATCAAAGCCAATCAGCAAATGGTTGATGTTTATCATACTAAAACAGGGTTAGACAAAGCGCAAATTCAATCCATGATGGATAAGGAAACTTATTTGACTGCCGAGGAAGCAGTTCAAATGGGGTTTGCCAATGGCGTTATTAACGATGTTGAAATTAATGCCAAGCTTGATGGTGAGGAACTTTTACTTAATGGTGTTAAATTTGATGCTCAGATAGCCAAAGCATTTCAAACCCACCACCCAAATTTGGAGCTGCAGGCAATGGCCGCACCAAATGCTAATCCAGCTACCGCTACTCCGGTAGCTAATTTTTTACCTAAAGGAGCAACTATGCTAACAATTGAAGCACTACAAAAGGATAACCCAGACATTTATGCCAAAATCTTTGAAGCTGGCAAGCTCTCTGGTGTTGAGGCTGGTAAACAGATTGGAATCAGTGCCGAACGGCAACGCATCAAAGATATTGAAGAGATGGAAAGCAGCGGACATGCTGATTTGGTAGCCAAAGCTAAATTTGAGACGGGCGATAGTGCGGGTAGTTTAGCCGTTGCTATTCTCAAAGCTGAAAAAGACCAGCGCAGCAGTTTACTGGCGGTCAATCAAAGTGAAGCAGACGCTGTCAACAAAGTAGTTGCGGCACAGCTTGATCCAACAGCTGGAATTGATCCTCGGGCAAAAGCCGAGGAGGCATTCTTTGCCGGTGTTAAAGATTTTGCGGGAGTTAAATAATGCCACAAAAATTAAATACACGCAGTGAATCACTGTCTGAAAACTTACTGGCGGGTGCAATTGAAATGCCAACTGGTACAGTAACGCTTAAAAAAGGCTTCGCGTACAAACGAGGGCATGTTTTAGGATTTATCGCAACTGAAGAGAAGTGTACTCCTGTTAATAAGGCAAAAACTGATAACTCCCAGCTGGTCTATGCAATCGCGGCAGAAGATGCCGATGCTACAGACAGTGATGTAGTTGCTGCGATATATATGGCTGGGGAATTTATCAGCTCACAGCTAATTTTTGAAGGCGGCGATACTGCTGCAGATCATCAACTAAGTGCCCGCCAGGTTGGCATTTTTTTTAAATAGGGAATATGATGTTAAATGATACTTTAATCAGTCTATATCAACCACGTCAAATGTTACGTGCATTGCAATTATTGCCTGCACCCTTAACCTTTATTCAGGATACGTTTTTTAAAGAACGTGTCGGTGCAACTGCGGAAGCGGTTGAGGTTGATTTTTACAAGGGTAAACGCAAGTTAGCGCCATTTGTCAATATGAAAGTAAATGGTGAAGTAGTCGAACGCGATAGCTTTGTTACTGACACTTACAAACCACCATTAATTGCACCGGAAATGATTATTACCGTTGAAGATTTACAGAAACGAATGGCAGGTGAAACTATTTATGATGGCTCAGCTAGCAGTGGTGCAGATCGGGTTAATCGCCGTCTTGGTGCGTCTCAGGCAAAAGACCTAGTCGAAATGCGTAATTCAGTAACCCGACGGATTGAATGGATGTGTTCAACCTTGCTGTGTACTGGCAAGATTCCAATCAAGGGTAAGGGTGTTGATCAGGAGCTGGACTTGTCCAGATACTGGAACTATCAGGATTTAACCCAAGATCCAAAAACTAACTGGGATAATCTTGAAGTGGATATTTTTGCGCAAATCAGAAAGTGGAAGCGTAAATTTGTTTCGCAGTCTGGTCTGACCTGTGACATTATGATTTTTGGGTCCAATGCGCTTGACCGTCTCTATGCCAACAAAGAATGGAAAGAGCAGCAAAAATACATTCAGACTAAACTTGGGGATTATCAACCAAAAATTCAGAGTGAAGGCTTAATGTTGGTTGGTGTTGTTCTTGGGGTTGAGATTTATACCTATGAGGAGGAGTATCTTGATGATCAGGATTTAGATGTATTGGGTCAGCCAAAAGCTAAGCAAATGATTGATGTTAACAAGGTGATTATTTCATCAACTCAGGTTAGCAATAAGATCATATTTGGTTTGCTGTATATGGTAGATGGTCTTGGCACTACAAATATCCCATTGGTACCAGAAACATTTATTGATAAAAAAGCTAAAAATCTCTTGCAGCGCTTATCATCCAGACCGTTGCCTGTTCCGACGAATATTGATGGCTTTATCACTGCCACGGTTTGTACTGGTGGGGATACTTTAGCGGCTAAATCATCTGGTGAGGGTAATCAGGAAAGTGAAGCAGACTCGGCAAATGCGCCTAAGAAAGCGAGCAAGTAAGCTAAATTAATCAGAGGTGTAATGCACCTCTTTTTTATTGGGTATTCTATGAGTTTATTTAAAGAGCAGTTGGTTAGAGATGCCAAGCAGGTTTTTATTAACACTAATGAGTTTGCAGACCAGCATATTCTTGATGGTATTGAATTAGATTGTGTGGTTAACTCAAACAGTATTGGCAATCGTCAATATAATCGCTCATCTTCATTTAACGAGGGCATTTTTGAATATGATATTGAGGTGATTTATAAATTTGATGATTATCCATATCGGATAGTTTATGGTAATAATATTGAATTTGACGGTGTACATTATAAAGTAATTAACTTTGCTGAAGATGACAGTGTTTGTACTCTTAAATTGGTTGGGGTTGGAGCATGAGTGCTTTTATTACAATTGATGCTAAAAAACTTGATTTGGCGCGAATCGTCTTGGCGGAAGTTAAAAATGGCGCGCCCCGAGCAATTCAAGGGACGATAAATACTTCTCTAACGATGGCACGCCGTAAAATTTACGGAGAGATAGACCAAGAGTTTGACCTTAAAAAACAGAATACTCGTGGTAAAAAGGTGCTGGACACCCAGCGTGCACGACCGGATAATTTAGTAGGGATGCTTAGGTTTAAAAGTGCGGCTCTACCTCTTTATAACTTCGGAATTAATCCACGTGGACAACATCTTGGACCGTATTCAGGGAAGCTTCTTAGAGCAGAAGTTATTAGAGGTGAAGTCAATCAATGGCGGCATGCATTCACTGCTAGAATGAAAAATGGACACTGGGGAGTGTTTACTCGCTCTGGTAAGTTTACTACAAGAAATAATCATAATAAAAAACGTAGCACATGGAGAGCAGGGAAACGGCATAAAGTAGAGATTATTAATCAACGTTATAGTGTCTCGGTACCGCAGATGGTTAACCGTGTGCTTGAGTATAGCCCCAACTTAAGGACAGATATTCAAGCGGAAGTGGATAATAATCTTGACCGTCAGCTAGAGCGGCTGTTAAAGGAGCGTATTTGATGATTCATGAAGCCAATGAGGTTAGTCTTGTCATCCAGCTACAAAAATCTGTTACTGAATGGGTAAAAGATATCCGTTTTACGCTAAGTAAAATCAGCTCGGAAAGCCCAACGCTTGCCGAAATGTCAACCACACCAAAAGTTTATAAATATTATTTGCCTGAGCGTACACCTGATAAAGCAGAGCTGAGGCGAATAAGAGCTGATGACAAGCAGTTTGCTCCTGATGCTACACCGTTATACCCGGCGATTATAATTAGACCTAGTGGTGGCAGTGAAGATGATGATAGTGACAATGGTACTAGTTACGCTGAAACTAAGATTGATATTGTGATTTTAGTGAGTGAATATAATCAGGAGAATAGATACAGTTTTTTATTACTAGCAAATAAATTAATTCGCCAACAGTTAAAGCGAATACCACGCAAAGTCTTAGCTCAGGCATATGTGCTTCAACCGTCTCTGGATTGGCAGATTTATGACAATGATCAGGATCCACTGGCAAGCTTAACCTTAACCACAACTTGGCGTTATGATATGCCAGCTGGTAACGTTGGAGATTTTGAGGGATTTTTTAAATAAGTTTTACGAAAGATAAATTATGTCTGAATATAAACATGGTTCATTCGCCGAGGAGCTGGCTACTACCATTCAGGGAGTTGTAAGCACTAAAGCGAATATTACTTTTATTGTTGGTACTGCACCAATTAATCTGGTTGATGAAAATAATGTCAATAAATTGGTGCGTTTAACTAATCTTAATGAAGCGGTAAGACTGTTTGGTTATGATGATAACTTTAAACAATATACGCTTAGTGAGGCTATCTTTGTATTTTTTGCGCTGTTTCGGGTTGCTCCGGTGTACTTTGTGAATGTACTGGATCCTGCTAAACATAAAAAAGCTGCAGAGCAGGAAACGCAAACTCAGGTTAATAGTCAGGTTATTTTATCCCAGCTTGGTGCGATTAAGTCCAGTGTTGTAGTTAAGGTTGGCAGTGTAGATAAGGTATTGGATAGCGATTATAGTTTGGATTTTAATAAGAGCAACCAGCTGGTGGTAAAGGTTTTGAGTGAGGGCAGCATTAAACCTGCAGATAAGCTCGTGATTGATTATGAAGTGTTAGACTCCTCAAAAGTAATGGCTCAAGATATTATTGGAGGCATTGATAATAAAGGTAATTATAGTGGAATTGAACTGGTGCAGAAATGTCGCCCGCAATATCGTGAGCTACCGGGAAGTTTAATTGCCCCAGCATGGTCCAAAAATATCTCAGTTAGTCAGGCACTGTTATCCAATGCCAAAGCTTTGAATACGAAGTTTATTGCTAATGCCTTGGTTGATTTGGACACCAGTAAAATAGTAACTTATGCCGATGCGGTGGATGTTAAGGCTAAAGCAGGTTTAAATGATCCTCATTATAATGTTTGTATTGGAGATCTGCTTGCTGCAGGTGTAGTTTATAATCAATCAACATTTCTAGCGGCCGTTAAGCAACGTATTACGGCAAAGAATAATGGATTTCCGAATCAAAATCCATCAAATAAAAGCTATGAAATTAATGGTTACCAGATCAACGGACAGGATGTGTTTTTGGATGAGGCGCAAGCTCAGTATCTCAATGGTAATGGTTTAATTTTAGCAATCAACAGTGATAATGGCTGGGTATGCTGGGGTAATCGCACGGCTTGTTATCCCGGTAATAATGATGTCAAAGATTTTGATATTGCAGTGCGTGATTGCGGTAATTACCTGATTAATTCATGCATAATTGCCTGCTCGCCCAATGTTGATGAGATCATCGACCGTGCTTTTATTCTTCGGGTTGAATCTAAATTGCAAGCGTGGCTGGATGGCTTAGTTGGCAGCCGTAAATTAATCAGTGGCAGCATCTCATTTCCGCAGGATGAGAATCAATTGGATGCGTTACTGGCTGGCAATGTGGTGTTTTTATTGGATTATTGTACTTCTACCACTGCATCATCGATTACAACCAAGGTTGCATTCAATGCTAATGATTTAACCAGAATTTTTGGAGAGTAAGATGAGTGGTTCTACATTTATCGGTGCACAAACCCGTGAATACCGGGTTTATATTGATGGTTATGACTTACTGGGGGTGGCAGAAGTAAAGCTACCCGAGGTTAAGTTTAAATCTATTACTTTAGAAGGTACCGGTGTCCTCGGTGAAATTGAGATACCCGGCACTGGCTCAGTAGAAAAGCTTGAGCTGGAGGTAAAGTTTAATACTGTTAGTCAGCCAGCATTTAGACTGTTAAACCTCAATAACAAGCTGCTCGAATTTAAAGCAGTTATTAACGGTGTTGATTCTGCAGATCATACTATAAATGGTCAAGGTTTGTATATATCAGTTCGTGGTAGTTGCAAAGGGTTTAACCTTGGCACCCTAAAAATGAATGATATGCTTAACGTTCCATTTACACTGGAAGCTACGGCATTGGAAGTTAAGCTTAATGGTGAACAATTATATAAAATTGATAAACTTAATGGCATTTTTGAAGCTGCCGGCAGAGCACTGGTTAAAAAGCTTGGGGATTATTTTTAAAGTGCTGGTTGGCGATGCAAAGAAACGTCCGCCAAATTTTTGGCTCGCGTGGAGAAGTGGTTGGACAGAATTGCTGACGCTTTGTGAGATGTTGCCGAGATAAAACTATCCAACCAGCGAAAAATTTCGCTCGTTATATAAGAATTTAAATAATTGTGTTATTGAGGAATAAATATGAAACATAAATTTACAAAAC